CATCCCCGAGCGTTTTGCTAATCCCAACGCGGTAGCTCCCGAGGTAGGCTGAACATTTCCTTCATCACCGTGGAAGAGTAGCCAACCCGGTGCTAGTTCATACGGCTTAGTGTGATACTCAACGCCGATATCATTCAGACGTAAGAAGTTAGGGAGCGTGAGCTCTGGCAGTCCTAGCAGGCCAGGCGAGCGCAACATTACCGTGTTGTAGAGACGGTCCGTGTGATTACTACGAATCATATGGTCCACCTTCAACCGCTCTAGCGTGCGAGTTGTGAGGTCTCTATCCTTAGCAATGCTTCCTTCATACTCAAGTGGAGTTCCCTTAGCCCATCGGCTGATGGTTTGCATATCCATCTCATCGCCTACCGACACAACCTCATCGGGCTTGTATCGCTTGATAAAATTAGCTAAAGCATCGACAGCACCACCGTGGTGATAAGGTATCTGTAGGTCACTGACGCAGACGATTACCTTCATTTCTTTCCCCATTTCTTGGTCCCACCAAGGAGGTCCTCGGCAGTAATAAGATAACCTTTCGACTTATTCGGAGGAATGTCGCAGGTAATCTGTCTTCCCTTCTCACGCACTGTATGTCGTAAGACATCAGTTGGTACGATAAGTGTACTTTGTTCCAATACAAAAGCCCAGTATGCAGCCGTCGTTACCGACAGGCCAGATGGTTCCCAAGCTTGCTTAGTCATATACCAGCACTCAACCTCGATGTACAGGTTGTTAGTGCTGTGCCACTTACGGTCCCTCTTGACTTCGACGGTCAGCCCACCGGTCAGCAACTCCTTGACGAGCTTCTCACCTTCTGAGCCAAAGCTGAAATCCAGGTCGAAGTTGGAGTTCTTCATTACCTATCCCATTTATTTCGTAAGACCATAAGACCGATGACGCCATAGTTAGCCAGGTCCTTGAATGAATCCTCAAGCGACTCATTCTCTGGGTCGATATCGTTCTTGGTCAGGTTGACGATGCGAGCTATCTTGTCGTAGATACGCACGACGAGGCCCTGGACCGGCCCATAAGGAGAGTTGGCAATGTTCTTCGGGCCGTAGTCCCTCTGCTTCTGTACTGCCAGGGTAGCCAGTTCATCCATTATTTCTCGGATGTCTCGCTCGAATTGAGCAAGGGAATCCTCACGGTTACGACTAGCTCCGTCCCCTGCTTTGTGTACTGGGACACCTTCAAGCCAAGGTCGGTCAGATGATTTAGTATTGTCCATATTTCCTCACGTTCCATTCTCTGTGTCATCAGGTTTCTTTTCTTCTAGGAGTTCTTTCAGACTTACGTCAAATCTCATCATCTCAGACTGGACTACCATCTCTTCTATCAGTTCATCCAGGTCTTCTGATTCCGTCTCAGCGTGGAAGAGCGTGAGGTATGAGGACTGGGCTATCTCCTTGATTTGCTCTGGCTCGTCAGCGTGGTGATACATAAACCGCAACAGAGAGCCAATCATAAACCTAGCCCCGTTAGGCAGACGCAAAGACGGGTCGAACTCTTCGCTGTTGCCAAAGTCTAAGGTGATGTGGTCTATGTAATCGAAAGTATTATCAAACTTTTCGTTACAAGGTTCGCAGAAGTATTCCATTATTCAGCAACCTTGGACCTCAGGTAATCTGCTCCTTCTGCTACATAAATGGAGTTGACATCTTCGCCATCAGGCAGGTTCACAATGGTAACAGGCAATTCCCTAGCTAGGCTGGAGGCAAACTCTCGTCCCGGCTGGTCGCCATCGGCAAAGACGAAGACCCTCTCGAAGTCTGCCAAGAGTCGGGTATAATGCTTCTTCCAACTGTTCGCGCCAGGAACACCCACGCAAGGAATGCCAACACAGGCGGAAAGAGTGAGAGTATCAAGCTCACCTTCACAAACTCCAATCCAATCACCAGCTCTTTCTACATCTAGTACGTTATACATCTTGGTTTCAGCACCCGTCAGGCCCATATACTTAGGCTCTACAGCAGGATTGAGACTACGAAAACGCAGGTCAACAACGCCAGACTTAGTAATATACGGGATAGAAAGTCTTTCCTTGAATACTTCGTGTCCAACCTCAGGCTCCTCGACTACGCCTAATCGCACCATTCGTGCTACTTCCAGAGGAATTCCTCTTTGGCGAAGGTAGTCTTCCGCCAGATGAATACTTTCCGCGTACTTCTCCGTCGCTCGTCCCAACAATTCTTTCTGCAAAACGCTTTGCTTCATTGATACTCACATTCTCCTGTCCGGCTATGATTTGTAAACTGTTTCCTTGGACTCCACAAGCGAAACAGATGAAGATGTTCTTGTCGAGGTTAGCAGTTGCACTTTGATGAGTGTCCGAATGAAATGGGCATCGTAGATTGACTTGCCCGTGTCCTCGTCGAATACTTGCACCGTAGTGACGGAGGACGTCCTCGATACTTGGTAAGTCATTACCGCCTACTTCCTCTCGTCGAGCCATTGCTCTAAGTCCTGGATAACCCACGCTTTTTCCGCCTTATGGTTACGTCGCTTTACTATAACGAAGGCCGGTGGACTTTGCTCCAAGCCACGAGCCTTCGCATAGTTGCCTGCTTCTACCTGTGCTTCTTCCCAGAATACAGGTAAATCTAGTTTCTTCCTGTTCTTTAGCTCCAAGATGTAGGTCTTGCCAGCAACGATAGCGACGATGTCGCCCTCATCTTTGGCACCTGCCTTACTCAGACGCTCCGCAACTGCACCCATCTTCCTCAGCCATTTCATAATGTCTGTCTCAAACTGTGCGCCCTTGCGTTTGTTTGCTGAACTCATTGACCAAGCTCACGCCTCAAGATAGTGGCAGCGGTAGAGATGCCGTCAGCTACCCCCTGTGTGTACTCGTTCACTATGTCCATCTTATGATTCTCAAGTCTTACGACTAATTTGCTAAGGTTTATCTTGACCTGCTCGTTGACAAGTTGACGGATGGTTTGTTGTAAGTCATCCTCTTCTTGCAGAATATAATCGGTCATTAGTTACTCTCCGGAATGTCGTCGATGTACATAAACTCTGGATTGAAGGCCAACCAGGCGTGGAGATTCGCATTAGCGTCAGCTTTCCCGTACCTGTTCTTCACAGGTGCTACCGCCATCGCTGTACCCACAACCCCAAGTGTACAGATAAGGGCCGGAAGTTGTGCGACCTTGCCCTGTAGTGCGCTACGTGGCTGAGCCGGGGTACCCAGCACCGCTTCTGAGGTATGGTGCAAGACTACAATCGCCGTGTTAGTTGCACGAGCCAGGAACTTTAGCTCCTTCATAATGGCTCGCATAGAGGCAAACTCTTCGCCACCATCGGTGGCAATGTCCATCAAGTTGTCCACAAAGATAGCCACAGGCGGGCATCCCCATAGTTCCTCGAATGCCTGGACCTCTTCATCAATATCTTGAAGGCTAGGGCTTGACTCGAATGACCAGACGATGTGGCTACCTCGGGCAAGAGTTGCTCTGGTCCAGCCGACATCAGTCTGCAGTAGGTGCTCGACGTCAGTCTGATTCTTTCCTGAAATCATTGACGCGAGGCGCATCGCCATCGTGTGTGCATTGGTATCAGCAGAGATGTAGAGGGTTGGCACCTTCATCTTCAATGCCAAAGCAAGAGCCAGGGTTGACTTACCCACACCAGGCGTACCGGCGAGCATAGATACTTCAGCTCGGCGGAAGATTATCTTGTTGTTCTCAAAGACTTTGAATACAGACGGAAGTGGTTCTCCGCCAATGTCGCTCCTACCGATGGAGCGTGAGAGTGTTTTCATATGCTTCTCCTGTCTTGTTGGTAACCGCCCATCACCTTCCCCTTATGACAGGCGGTTGCCAAACTCTATCTAGTTTACTGGCTTACATTGGTCTGCACCCTGAGGTTGAGGGCAGGACCAGAATGCGTAGGGTTGACCAGTCTTCTTACTTACTCCGCTTCGCCAGATACGGGGCCCGTGCAGGCAGGTAGGCGATGCTGTTCTCGCCTGGTCTGGTATTGAGGAGGGCGTTGGCGTTGTGCTTGGAGTGGAACTTGGCGTCGATAAAGGGATTGCTGTGTACGCAACTTGAACCAGCTTTGCAGTTGATGCAATCTGAGTCGCGTAGTCACCCACCCCTTCTAACAGGATGCTAAGTTCATCAATCGTGTTGGCACGAATGTTTATCATATCCGCGTCTTTGGACGCAGACGACTTCAGGGATACCTGAATCTTCCAATCGTCGTTATTCATTATTTCTCTTTCGTAAATTGGCAGAAATCTGTGAACCCACAGAAACTGCAACTGGATAAGTTAGGCAGAAATATACCACTCTGACGAGCCTTCTCGAAGTTAGACACGAGGTACTCGAGCATATCGAGGGTATATCTCGACAAATCAATCATCTCTCCTGTCCCCGCTTCGCGGGACATCCAGTAGTTTCCTCGATTGATTTTTACACCAAGCATCAACTCAATCCCGATTTTGTAGAAACCAAGTTGTAAGTCAGAAGTTGGTCGGCGTGTTGATGTCTTCAGGT